CGGCTACCCTCTTAATGTTAATCTATGGGCCTCTCTGATAGCCTTTTGGCTGCGTTTATCGAACACTTCCATAGGATAACAGTTTCTATCCCCAAATCCGAACTCATTGTTTTTTGTTTGGTAAGATGCAAAGGTTCTTACAAACTCCCTACCATCCTCCTCAAAGATGTCATAGATATATGCCTCTGTAATTATCTCTGCACACTTCATATTATGGTAGTCGTTCTCACCGGCAATCGTGCTGTCACCAACAATGTCAAGCCAGGTTAATTTCTTAAAAAAATATTTTGTATTATTTATGGTAACTGATTTCATTACCGGCCCTGGCCCTTGTACTTTTTAAAACTTCTTCTTTTAGATTTATTCATTTTTGCTTTGCTTGGGTTCCTACCTATATTTGTTTTATGAAAGATAGGTTCATGAGGTATGAATGTTGTAAACTTTTGTTTAGACAATCGTACCATCCCATCTATTATTTTTATCTAATCTCATAATGTAAAGTTTAGGTTGTCCATCAATGACAGCTCCTGTTCCAATAACAAATCTCATTTTAAAATTACGAGCATACTCAAAAGCTAGTGAAGATTGTTTTGTTAAGCAGCCACATTGCATTGACCATATTAATGAAGAAGGATTTGAGAAGTATTGTATGTTCATCTTACTGTGGAAATGGCCCTGGATTGTGTGAAGGCCATATTGCATAGCAAGTTTTAATCCATCAGCTGACATACCATGTGTAGCAAATGCTTTAGATCCATCTGACAATGGGATTGTAATATCATCTACCCATTTCCATCCTGGGCCTACATCTAAAAAATCATTATAAGATTTTAAGTAAGCCCTTGGCATTCCATGTTTCAATGCTCTTCTGTATATTAAAGATGAATGGTTAGAATGTAGTAGTGTCATTTCTGGAAAAATTTTTTCTAATTTATGTAGTTTCTTTTTAGTAGCTATTAGCTCATCACCGGCTGACATAAGATCTGCGTCTGTGTCATGGAATGAGAGTGCGTGGGCATCAGCCTCATCACCCAGATTTAAAACAAAGTCTGGCTTAATTTTTTTCTTTAATGCTTTTAAGAATGCAAATGCATCTGGATGTTCCCAGGGGCAATGAAGATCTGATATAGTAAGTACCCTTGAATAGCCTTTAGCCGATGAACTCATCTCGATACCAATCCTTTACATTAAAGCCTGGACAATGTGGTTTCTTTGGTTCTACATCTGAATGTCCAATGACTTCGATTTCTGGGTGCATATCTTTGATTGTTTGTATTACATTATGAAGTGTGTACATCTGATCTTCTGTAAAGTTATCGCCTCTTCCCACCAAGCACACACCTATACTTTTACTATTAACTGCAAGAGCATGACTACCCTGTAGCCTTTGATCTCTTCCAGGTTCTAACTGTCCAGATCTTCTAATGATCCAATGATAACCTACATCATCCCAGCCTCTTTCATCCACATGCCACCTTCTAATATCAGCAGCTCCCACATCCATATCAGCTGGAGTATCAGCACAATGTACTACTACATATTTAGTTTCTTTTCTTTCTATCATTTTACTTCCTTTATTATTTTATTAATATGTAAAGACTTATCTATTGCTAACACCTCTAATTCTACTTCAGCCTGGATACATTTAAATGTAAGTTTACCATTGGTGTTGCGAGTAGCCTCTCTTCGTAATTTCATACATGAACTCAAGTTGTCAGTATACATAAATTCGTTTGCTGTTTTCCAATCGCTTGGATCACCCTGGCTATTAAACATTAACAATGCAAATACTATAGCTATACTTTTCATTAGTGAGATCCATTTCTTAATTTATCAATTATCTTCTCTGACTTTTCAAGTCTATCTTCAAGGAACTCTACCTTTAATCGTAGTTTATTTATCTCTGGCATTTCTTCTTCTACATTTTTTTTTAACTTCTCTTGATTACTGCTGATAAATTCTACCAACATGAACAACTCATTTATTTGTGGTGATACCATGTTACCTTTAGGTACACCTACAATAAACTCATTAGCCTTTTTTAAATCTGACAACATTAACTTTTGTTCTGTTTCAATTATGTTTAATCTTTCTACTACAGAAAAAGCAAACCAGGCTCCAACAAGACAAGCACTTACAATAGAAATTAAATTCTTGAATGGCATAGACACCGGTGTCTTATCTGATAAATCTAATCTTCTCATTAGTAGTTAGGTGGCCCTCCACAAAAGGCTAACAATACCATTGCTATAATTAAGCAGCCTGTAAAATAATAATTCATAACACCTCATAAAATATTTGTTGTAGCTCCTAATATAAATATCCAATACACAGTTAAAAACATATAAACTCTTAACCTCATTTTTTGTTATTAATTTTTTTTAACTTATCAAAACTTCTAGCTCCTGTCATACCAAGTAAAGCAAACAGAACTGTCATAAGGGTAGAGCTGTCCAGGGTAGGAAGATCTATTGTTGTACCTCTTAATGCACAGATCCAATTAGTGATTGGTATAACTAAAAATTGAAACATAAAAGCAAACACACATACCCAGGCTAAAGAGGGCCTCCATAATCTTTGCATCCAAGACATAGCTCCTGTAGCTTTTGCATCTTCTCTATTTATTTTTGCTTGTTCTTTATCTACATCAACTAGAGCTTTCATTAATTCTTTTTCTATGTCAGCTTTTTGTCTTGCAATTTTATTTTTATCAGGCACTAGATCTACAGCTTTGTTTAGTATTGGTAGTAGAGCAGTTAGTCCTTGTATCATGTTGATATTCCTTTCCTAGTTTCTTGAGGGTTACATCCAAACTTTATGTACATACCAGCAGAGTTTACATCCTCTGGGCCTATGTCTATAATTTTGTCTAATGAGTTTTGATAGCCTTGCACCATGCAGCTGTAGGCATCTGGAAATGTATTAGGATATATGTGTGGAGGCAAACAAGAGTTTGCAATAGATGAGCATAGTATCATTACAAGTACATATTCCATTAAATAAATTTTCCAATTTTTAAACCTCCTAATATTATAGAAATTATAGCTCCAATATAGAAGATCACTTTAAGACCACCTCGGCCCATAGCTACTTGCTGCTTTAATTCTACAATGTCTTTGGTATTTTGATCTAGATCTTTGTGGATATGATCTAACTTTTCGTTAATGTGTTTTAGAGTTACACTTTGTACTGTTGCTTTTTTAGTAACTCTCCCCATGGCATAACTACAATACTATTGTATCTGCCTCTTCTTCTGTAAGAGGTTCACCAGCAATTAACTTTGCTTTAGCACTAGCTTTTAAATTTTGTTTATTTTCAATTTCTGTTTTTTCTTCATCAGTTGTTGTATCAATTAATTCAGAAGAACCATCAGCATTTATTTTATTATGACTATTATTAATAGATATTTGCCATTGTTCATTTGTTACTTCAATATTAGGAGTTGGAATATTATTATGTATTTCATCATCATACCAACCTTGTAATATATTATTTGAATTTATATGTGCATATTTTGTCATATTACTTTCCTATTGCTATATAATGTCCAAGTCTTGATGTTTGTCCATTATTATTTTGCCACCAACTAAAACCACTTGTACTTGGATCTCTTTGTATTTCTAATGCTGTATTTCCATTGTTATTATTATTACTTAAAGTTAAAGATAATGAATAAATATAACTTGGGAAAGTTAATGGAAAACTTACACTACCACTTAAAGCTGCACCTAAAGTACCAAATGCACCCCATTGAATAATTAAACCATTTATATTTTTTTCATATCCACTTGCAAGACTACTTGAAGGATAACTTGATGCAACGACACTATTAGCACTACCAAATTCAAAACCATTTGCTCCAGAGTTTACCTTCAATGCCTGTCCAGCTGAACCAATAGCTATACCATCTAATGCACCAGCATTAGTTTTGAAAGCTATTTCATTATTATTTAAAACAGCAGCAACATCTGTACCATC